CTTAGATGCCAATGCTACTGCCTCTGGTGGAAATAATGATATGGTTCATGTTACCAATGATGACGCTGGATATTATGATTTGGAGTTGACAGCAGCACAACTTAACTATCTTGGAAATGCTAAACTCTCAATAAATTATGTAACGGATCATCTTCCAGTTTTCCATGAGATAAATATTGTATCTGCTCAGTATTGGGATGCTAAATATGGAGCTGGTAACTTTTCAGCCGACGTAAAAGCTGTTAATGCTATTGCATCGACGTCTGTTACCACGGTTAGTGCTTATCAAGGAACGACTCAACCAGTAAACTTTACGGGCACGGGTGCGACTGCATATGCAAAGGCCGATATTGTTGATATTCTTGGAACAGCTATTTCAACACCTGCAACCGCAGGGATTTTAGATACTAATGTTAAGAATATAGCAAATGCAGTTGTTAATACCGCAACGGCCCAGGTTGGTGCCAATATTGTATCTCAGGCAAATATTGATTTTGGTGCACTTCAAAAGACAAGTCTAAATGCTGCTACACCTGCAAGTGTACAGAATATTCCAGCAACCGGAACAGGATTAACTGCAATTCCTTGGAATGCATCATGGGATGCAGAGGTTCAAAGTGAAGTTAATGATGAGATGGTTTTGCAGAATCTTGATCACTTACTTAAAGTTGCGGCAGTTGCTGGAGATGCTGTTGATAGTTCTATTATTGCAAGGTTAACATCTAAATCAGCAACCCCTTCCTTTGCTTCCTTCGACAACACAACTGATGCCCTTGAAGCTAATAGAGATAATATAGGGACAACCGGTGCTGCAATGACAATAGCTGCGGTTACTGGAGCGGTTGGTAGTGTTGGTACTGGAGGTATAACGGCAGCTTCCATTGCAGATGCAGCAATAGATATGGCTACATTTGCTGCGGATATTAAAACTGGTTCTGCGTTAAAAGCAAATGTTGAAACTATAACTGCTGGTGCAATTACAGCAGCAGCAATTGCTACCAACGCAATAGATGCGGATGCCTTGGCTGCCGATGCAGTAGCAGAAATTTGGGATCATGCAGGATCTATCACTTCCCTCGGAGTTGAAGTTCTACTTGAAAGACTCTATGAGATGGTCAATAACAAGATGATTGTTACCGAAGCAACCGGAGTGGTTGCGCTCCGTAATATTGTAGATAGTGCCAATGTAGCGACCGGTGTCGTTGCAGATTTAGGAGCCACAACCCAAAGAGATGGTCTTGCTTGGGTATAAAAGGAGATTTTATGGACTTTAAAAAATTGCACGAACAATATAAAGATGAAGCCTCGCCCTCCGTTGAATTGCAGATCAGGTGGTTGCAAAGGATTGGATTTCAGCCCCACCAGGTAGATCAGGCTTTAATTACCGTTTATGGTGAAATTGAACGTGGGGAGAAAACATTCAAGAATGGAGGCGAACTTAATCTTTATCTAAAGGATGTAACCGCCAAAATCCGAACCGAAGAAATAGGGGTTTATATTAACAACCTTGAAAGGTTTGAAGCCAATATGAGGAAGAAATTTCAAGAGGAATTACCCTGGTACAAAAAGATTTTAGGAATTAAAAAATAATGAATTACCTTCCCTTCTGTGGATATTGGTTTTATGGGGGAACTTCGGTACAAGAGAGAGCATCTTTCTTCTGTTCCTGGGGACTACTTGCTATTGCCCCAATTATAGGTGGGGCAGCGATAGCGGTCTTTATGGCTTTTTATAGGAGACTTAGAAGTTGAATTACCTCCCCTTTGCTGGAAGTTGGTTTTATGGTGCTGGCTTAATTAGTGCAACGGAAATGGCAGCGTTTTATAGCTCATGGGGATTATTGAGTCTTGCCCCTACCATAACCGAATCTCATGTTTTTGATTTTATTAATATTTTCAGGAGAAGACGAAGAGCTTAATGTCAGACATAAAAATTGACCTTACGAGGCACCCAAGCCAAAGGCGGATGATTTTAAGTAACAAAACCGTCGTGGTATTGATTGGCCCGAAGGGGGAGGGAAAGACCTATGGTGCAATCGGTTCGATTCTTTATCATGCGAAGCGTTTCGATCATAAAATTAGGGGTGCGGTCATTCGAGATCGATTTACTAATATTCAAAGAGCTACTATTCCTTCGATTCAAAAGGCTGTGGGTTCGGTTGTTACGTTCCATCGAGACGGGGCTCTTATGCGTGGGCCAAACTTTGAAGCGGATCTTTTTGGGGTAGATGACCTTGCTGACATCTCGAATATCCAGGGATCTGAATATATGTTCGTTTGGATTGAGGAGCCGGCTCCCGTGTTTGATGTAGGATCTACCGGTATTCGAGAGGAAGTTTTTACAATGTGTTATTCCCGTGGTGGGCGTGAAAAGGGAGCCATCGATAAGGTTTTTGTGACTATGAATCCGGCCAGCAAAAGTCATTGGACTTATAAAAAATTTGTTCTTAATCCTGAAGAGGATTTTGAAGTAATCCGTATCCCCTACGGAGAAAACCTTGACCTCCCCGACACGGAGCGAGCCAAAACGATGCGGGCCTTTAGAGACCGACCCGCCATGTATGCCCGTTATGTAAGTGGGGAATTTTCAAACGTTAACCTGGGATTGTCTGTGACCCCAGGATTTTCAGAACTTTTTCACAGATCTCCCGTGGTGATCGAACCCTTTGAAACCCTTACATTCCGGTTATGGGATGGGGGCCTGTGGCCGACCTGTGCTTTTCTCCAGATCTTCCCGAACGGGCAGATCGTTTGCCTCAAAACCTTGCGTGGGGAAAACATAGGGATGAAACAATTTCTTGAATATTCAGTCCAGCCTTTAATTGCAGAGAAATTTTATAAAGTGCATGAGTGGCGAGATATTGGCGATCCATCTCTTTGGAATGCCGACCCTACGGATTCTACCAAGAGCGTAGCCGAGGTTATCGAGGGTACATTGGGAACCGTCTATGAGGCCGGAGAAATGGGATGGGACAATCGCAGGGAAGCCCTTACAAATCTTTTCACCAGATTAGTTGATGGTCAATCCGGATTTTTGGTTTCTTCCGATGATGATATTATGATCGAGGCCCTGGGCGGGGGTTGGCATTACCATAAAAACTCAGCCGGCCAGGTTCTTACCGATAAGCCGGTTAAGGATCAACATTCCCATCCTGGGGATGCCCTGTCCCACGGGATTAGTGCAATTCTTAATCCGGGCGGGAAAGCACCGAACCGACCCGAAAGGTGCCTAACCGATTTTAATATTTTTGATGAACCCAGATATATTTCTTCTCCAAGCGATTCTGCGTTTATAAATCGGATGGTGGCTCCAGAATGGAACCCCCTGAACTTCTAAGGGAATTTATGGCCGGCCTTCAATGTATTTGTGGATCATTTATCATTTTTCATGGTGAAGTATCTGGAGAATTTTCCTGTCCAGGTTGTTTAACTAAATGGTCGGAACATTCCGTAACACTATTTAACGGGACTACCTATCGTCTTGAAGAAAACGGGAGATGGGTTAGGGGGCAGGATAAACCAAAACATACACCCATTCCGGTTCCAGTTTCAAGGTTTTTGGGAGGGGAAGAAAATGTGTGAAGGTGGAAACGCCAGGACTCATACCCCGATTACTTCTGGATCTCAACAGAGATTATTCGGGGCCGAATTGAGCAGACGGGAAGCGGGTAAAAAGCCCAAGATGAAGGGTATTACAACGGCTGAATTAAGAAGTCATCTTGAGGAATCGAAAGGGAAGAAACTACCTGAAGTTTCTCACAAATCTAAAAGTGTTTTAGGGTAAGGGAGACAAAATGTGTAAAACCAGTTCTATTTTGGGTTCAAAATCCACCAAGAAAAAGGGAAAGAAGTAATGTTATCCGCTAATGTAAATGGTTATTTGAATCAATTGGTTTCCGAAGAGAAATCTAAGGCGGATCGGAAAAATCCCCTCGTTAAAATCAGAGAAATTCATATTGGTTATGTCCATGTGGATTTAAAATCTGAATTTGAGAGGGCTACATTGGAGAAACAGAATTTTATTCTTTGTTATTTTAGTGGCATTCCTATTGTGGTTAATCGTCTCTGCGAGGGTGGATACAAGGTGATCCTTGAAGGAACTGAATATAATGAACCTATTATTGGTGGAATAAAACCGTCAAAGTCGTGGCTGAAACGATATAGGGTAATATAATGGAGGAAAAAGAAATGGGAAGCGTAGCAGCGTGGTTGCCTGGTGGAGGATTAGCTGTCGGTAATAAAAAGAAAAAAGAAGAGGCTCAAAAAAGTAGAGCAACCGAAAGGGCAGAAATCGTCAGATCACAAGAAGTCGCCGCCGCCTATGCCGCCGCCACAGAAAAAGAAAGGCTTGAGGTTGAAAATGCTGCCATTGCCGAAGAGAAGCGAAGGAAGAAATACGGACGGCGTGGTTTTCCGATGGAAACCTATTTGGGCGAAGATCAGGCAGGTGTTCGCAAGAGCTTACTTGGCGGATAGAATATACCAACCTGTAATTGAGGTTTAAATGAAACTTTCTGCAAAAGAAATTATCGAAAAGTCTAAACGTCTCTTTGGGGTTCAGGGTAACTGGAGATCCCTCTGGCAAGAAGCGGCTGATTATATCATGCCGAAGAGGTCTAATGTTTTATCGGTAACAAGTCCAGGAGTTAAACAGACCGAGAAACTTTTTGATTCAACCGGTATCCACGCCAACGAGCTTCTTGGGGCTTCGATGAAACAGGCGATTACTCCAGCCAATGTGAAATGGTTTTCGATCCGTCATCGTGATGAAGAATTAATGAAAGATGAAAATGCGGCTCGCTGGTTAGAAGATGATGCCAAGCGAATGTTTTTAGGTTTCCATCAAAGTAATTTTGATTCTGAAGTGCATGAATTCGATCTTGACCTTGGGGCTTTCGGTATTGGTGCTGTATATTGTGATGAAAAACCAAGGATCGCCCCCAAATTTAATGGACTCCAATTTCATACCCTTTCTGTTGGGGAATATGCCATTGAAGAAAATTTCGAGGGAGATGTTGACACGCTCGTTCGAATATTTAGGGTAAATGCCAGGACTGCCCTCAGTCGGTGGGGGAAAAGCGTGGGAGAGAAGGTTATCAGGGCCGCAGAACAAAAACCCGAACAGACCTTTCCCTTTAGCCATACTGTTGTTCCGGACGGAAGATTATTTATGTCCCATTATGTCAATATGGATGAAAAGATTTTAGTTGAACAACCAAGGCTTTATCGTGGGTTTCCATATCTTGTGGCGAGATGGGGAAAGACCTCCGGAGAAGAATATGGAAGGGGGCCTGGGTTTATAGCCCTACCGGATATTAAAACATTAAACAAGGCTGTTCAGTTGGAATTGCAAGCATTGGCAATGATGATTAAGCCTCCAATGAAGGCCAGCGATAACGGTGTAATTGGGATACCCAGGGTAATTCCCGGTGGTGTTACCGTTGTTCAAAGAAATGGAATTTTTGAACCGCTTAAGCTTAATATTGAGCTACAGACCTATCAGGTAAGGGCAGAGAAATTAGAAGCCAAGATCAGGAGGGTTTTTTATAGCGATCAGCTTCAGATGCAAGACACGCCAACCATGACGGCGGCTGAGGCTTATATTCGGTATGAATTAATGCAGCGAATTCTCGGCCCTACCCTTGGAAGGATGGAACGTGAATTTTTAGATAAACTTATTAAGAGGGTTTTTAGCATCATGTATTTTGCTGGTGCTTTTTCTCCCATGCCTTCTATTTTAGAGGGTCGTTTAGATGAACTCGACATCCAGTATGAAGGGGAAATGGCTAAAGCCCAAAAAAGTTCTGAAGTAACCGGCCTGACGGATGTGTTAAATATTCTGGCTGTCGTAGCTCCCCAAGACCCGAGCGTTCTTGACTGGCTTAATTGGGATGCGATTATTCCTTGGTTATGGGAACTCCGTGGGGTTCCTAAAAAACTTCTCAATATCGAAGATGATGTTAAGGCTATGCGTGAAAATCGGGCCACAAATCAGGACAAGACCGCGCAGGAACAGCGAGCCCTATTACTCGCTGATGTTTTAAAGAAGTTGGCTCCAGCGATTCAGGCGGGAGCCGTTCCGCCCAATTTCGCTCAAATAATGGCCGGTGGAATGGGAGGTTTATAAAATGGGTAGAAGAAAATTTGAGAGTGGGCAAGAAACCGAACAATACAAGCTTGCCAAATTATATGCCAATTGTTTTTCTACCGAGGCTGGCAAATTTGTACTGAAAAACATGAAACAAAAATATCACTTTTTGGGATCATCCTTTGTTATGGGTGATTCTAATGTCTCTTCGTTTAACGAGGGCCAGAGATCCGTGATACTGGAAATTTTATTCATTCTGAGATCTTCAGAGCATCCTGAGATTTTTGAAGCCCCCGAAAACGAAGAAATACAATTCTAAAAAGGAGGATTTTATGGCTTTTGAAGATCTATCTAAATCAATGGGGCTGTCGGCAGAGCAGATTGCTTCGATCCCAGAGGATCTACGCAATGAGAAATCTTTAGAACCGATCAAGGATTTTGGTGGACTGGTGAAGTCTTTTTCGGATGGGCAAAAATTCATTGGGAGTTCTATCAGGGTTCCCAAGGACGATGCCAAACCCGAAGAGTGGGCTGCTCTTCATGCGAAATTAGGCCGCCCAGAATCACCGGATAAATATAATCTTGTTCTGCCAAGACCGGAAAAGATTGACTGGCAGGACGATAAGCTAAAGATGTTTCGGGAAGCCGGTCACAAGTTGGGATTTAATCATAACCAGATGCACGGCGTATTAGATTTATACGCAGATATGGTAGAAGCTGGTGACAAATTAATTCAGACCGGAAAACAGTCTGCACTCCAGGAACTTGCAAAAGAGTGGGGGCCGGAACAGAGTGCGGGGTATCAAAGAAATATGGCCCTGGTTCAGAGGGCGGTTAATCTCTATGGCGGGGAACCGGCAAAAGAATTTTTTAATGCCGTTACCGAAATGGGAAATCATCCGGTGCTGGTGAGAATGATTGCGAAGATGGCCGCAGATCTGGACGAAGCTGATTATCTTGGCGGTGAGGGAAATATGGGTAGCGTTACCCCCGATGAAGCCAAAACCCAAATTGCCGAGATTACCAGAAATCCGGAAGATCTTTATCATGCCAAATTCGCCGGCAAGCCAGGACATGCCGAAAGAGTAACCGAAGTGGAAGGGCTCTATCAGATCGCCTATTCGAGGGTGTAAATGCCCGGAATGATTTTTGTTGACAACTTTAAGGTAAATGGAAAACTCCAAGCTGGCTTTATGTGCGACAAATGCAGAAAGATCTTCGCCTTTGAGCATGGAGAAAAATTACATTGTCCCAAGTGCGGAGGTAGGGCTTATCCGATGAACATCGATCCTACGCCGGTGGAGAAATCCAAGAAGGGTGAAGGGGGAGCAAGAATCATCATACCAGGCGGTGACCCTACATCCAAAATAAGGTAAACGGGTAGCGGAAACGTCCGTTTTGACGGAAGGGAAAGACCTTCAATAAATGTTGGGTAGCTTTCGCAAGAGAGTCCAACCGAAAACGCAGGTCGTTAGGGGAATCGGAATTTTCCGGTAGTTCTCCGACATGTTCGGTTTTTATATCAGTTCACGTTTTGTGAACATGATGGAGGACTATCAAAATGAGTACAGAAATAACCGTTGCATTCGTGCAGCAATATAAAGATAACGTCATCCTTTTGTCACAACAAAGGGGTTCCCTTCTTCGTGGCACAGTCCGAGAGGACTATACGAAGGGTAAGGCTTTCTATTTTGAGAGAGTCGGGGCCACAATCGCAGTAAGGAGAGTTACCCGACATGGCGATACTCCCCTCGTTGACACCCCCCACAGTAGACGTAGGGTTTCCCCTTTCTCCTATGAATGGGCAGATCTTGTTGACGATGCGGATAAGGTTCGTATGTTGATTAAACCCGAAAGCACCTATGCCATCAATGCAGCTTACGCCATGGGGCGAGCTATTGATGATGCGATTATTGAAGCAGCCAATGGTAATGCTTATGCGGGTGAAACCGGAACCGACGTAGTTGCTCTTCCCGCTGGACAGAAGATTGCCGTAGGGGCGACTGGCCTTACGGTTGCGAAATTGCTTGCGGCCAGAACCATTCTTGGAAATGCAAATGTTGACAAGGATGATCCCCGCACACTTGTTCATTCTCCGGCGATGTTGGAATATCTTTTGGCTAATACCGCAGCCGAAGCGACCCCGGTGGCGTCCACCGATTACAACACGATTCATGCTCTTGCGAAGGGTGAAGTCGATAGTTTCATGGGATATACGTTTAAAGAAATGACCAGATTGCCCATGGATATTACCCACGCAACAAATCGTGTCGCTCTTCTTTATACCAGAAATGGCATAGGGTTGATGGTTGGTGAAGATGTTAAGACCAAGATCTCCGAAAGAGCCGACAAATCTTATTCGGTTCAGGTGTTCGTAAGTATGGACATCGGTGCTACCCGAATCGAAGACGAAAAAGTGATCGAGATTGAGGCCAGAACGACTGATTAATAACAATTAACCCGATGGCTGGTCGAGTGCCAGCCACGGATTTTTTTAATCTGGTCGAGTGCCAGAAAGGAGAAAAAGATCATGGCGAGTTACAAAAGTGTTCAGCAAACAAATATTGATGCTTCCCCCCGGGTGATGCTGAAACCCAACGAAATGGGTGGAAGAGTTCGGGTAGCTTATTGGGAATACGTGGTTCCCACTGGTAATATTGCGGTGAATGATACCATCGATTTGGTTACTCTTCCCAAGGGAGCCAGAATTCTTGGTGGAAAATCCTTCAATGAAGCTATGACAACGGCTGGTGGAACGGCTGGTTATAGTATTGGAATCGTTGGAACGGTAGCCAAATATGGATTAACCATCGATGTTGATGCTGCCGGTTCGGATGATTTTGCCAATACGATTGCCCTAAATTTTGGAGAATTACTAACTGTTCAGACCACGATTATCGCAAAAGTGACGGGCGAAGCCTGGGTAGCTGCTGCAAAGTTCTACGGCTATATCCTGTATGCCGTTGACTAAGAATTAACCCGACGGGGGGCTTTCGGCCCCCTGTCACCTCATCTCGGTTGAGGCTGAGAAAGGAGAAATATTATGGCAAGTTACAAAAGTGTTCAAGAAACAAAACGTACCGCTATCCCGGAGCAACGGTTGATGCCTTCGGAAATGGGCGGAAGGGTTCGGACAGCCATATTTGATTTTGTCACCCCTGGGATTCTTTATCCTGGTGATTGGGTGAAATTATGTCCTCTCCCATTTTCTGCAAGAATATTGGGTGGAAGCATTGAGGTTCCCGATATGTCAACAAACATCACGGAAACCCTGAACATCAATTATTTTTTCGTGTCGGCTGCCATGCACCTTGGGGACTATCCTATAGTTAGTGGTCACGGAACCATGCCGGACAATACACCAAGGCTTGTAACGGTTAAACGAGTATTCGTTAGTACTGGTGATACCCCTGGAACAATTGATGTTATTGGGACAGACGGGAATGGTACTGTAATTTCTGAATCTATCATCCCTGGTGCGGATGGTGCAACCGTTGACGGTACAAAATATTTCAAAACCGTGACAAGTCTTACGGGTGTTGGTTGGGTAATTGCTACGACTGCCGATACCATCGAAATCGGATATAAGGCCCTCGCTGGAATCGAAGCCACGATGGATATTGGAACCGAAATAATTTCAAGTCTATTTGCAACGGCACTCGCAGTTGGAACTGCCGGGTCATATCCCTTTGCGTCCACAATCGCACAGAACTTCGGGGCTAAAATTTCTAATATCTTACCCCAACAGTATCTCGTCGCAAAGGTGCCGATCAGTCTTTCGGAACCATGGGCCGCAGCGTGTACCATCAAGGGATGGGTGCGTTATTCGGTTGATTAAGTCGCTCATCTACCAGGGGTGTTATTAAACACTCGATGTAGGGGTAGGGATTACTGGTAGGGATTACTACCCTACCCTATTTTTTGGGAGTGAACAATGGCAAGTGAAGTTCAAATTTGTTCCGATGCTTTAGGGCAACTTGGTGAATCCCCGATCATGTCCATGGATGATAACACCAAGGCAGCCCGTCTATGTAAACGATTTTATTACGACCTACGGGATGCGGTTTTAAGGGCCTATCCCTGGAGATGCGCCATTGCATATCAGGCACTTAGTATTTTAACCGGAGCATCTGCCATTACCGGTAGCAAATATACTTATACCTATCAGCTTCCGGTAGATCCATTCTGTCTCCGACCCCTAATTATTAATGAGAGTGACGAAGATCTTTCGATTGCATGGGAAAGGGTGGGGAATAAGATAATAACCGATGAACCAACCGTTACCCTAAAATATATCAAAAGGATTATTGATCCTGGCGAATATGATGCCCTTTTAATGGATGCTATCACTGCAAGGTTGGCTCAAGCTTTAGCCTATCCGGTTACCGGAGATAAAAAGATGGGAGAATCGGCCTGGCAACTTTACATGGTAAAAATATTAGAGGCCCGTTCTATAGACTCTATGGAGGGTTCTACGGTTGAATTGGTACAGGATGATCTTTTGTCCGTGAGATATTAGATGCCCAAGACAAAATACGCACAGAACAATTTGAGTGCTGGTGAATTATCCCCGCTCCTTGAGGGACGGACTGATATTGAAAAATATTTTTCTTCAGTCGGAACCATGAGGAATTGGCTTCCAATGGTACAGGGTGGAATGACCAGGCGACCAGGATTCCATTTTGCAGATTACCCGAAACATAACGATAAGATCTGCCGACTTGTTCCGTTTGAATATGGGACAACCCAAGCCTATGTGGTAGAGGTCGGCCATCAATATATGCGTTTTTTCATGGATGGATATTTGATTCGCCAGGTGACCGGAGGCGATCTTATCACCAACGGGGCCTTTCCTACCGACCTTACGGGTTGGACTAATTATTCTGTTGTTCCAGGCACGGCTATTTGGGAAACCGCCAAGGCTAAACTTGATGGTGGGGCCGATGGTGAGGGATCTATTGGTCAGGTTATTACCACCGTTTCCGGTAAGACATATTTGATGACATTTGACGTTTCCACCGACGTTCTCTATGTGAGAATTGGAACGTCTGCCGAAGGTAGGCAAATTATTTATGATGTTCGGTATGCGGTAGGACATAAACAAATTACATTTATTGCCCGTGGCACTACTACCTATATTCAATTTTTAAGGAAATCAAATGGGCCAGTTTATCTTGATAATGTGATTTGCAAAGAATATGCTCCCGTAGAAATCTTGACCTCTCCCTATACCGAGGGAGACTTACCCCTGCTTAAATGGGCTCAGGACACCAATAATCTTTTTATTGTTCATCCGTCCTATAATGTCAGGATTTTGACCCGAACATCCTCAACGGTTTGGACATTAACCGAAATGGAATTCGAGGATGGGCCTTATTTTGAGCAATCAGTTATGTCGAAAATTACCCATACAGGCGGTGAAACCGGTGCGATTCTTTTAATAGCTGATGCTCCGATTTGGAATGTTACCGGCCATGTGGGAGCCCTTTGGAGATTGGGATATCTTGATGCCAGTACCCCCCCCATAATGAAATGGGGATATGTCAAAATTACCAGCGTGGAAGATACAACACATTGTCACGCTACGGTAAAAACTACCCTTCCCGAATCGGGTGCTACGGATGCACATAGAGAGGGCCGATGGTCAATCCTTCGGGGATTTCCGTGCAGCGACACATTTCACGAAAACAGATTGATTATGGGTGGGGCAGTCGCTTCCCCGCAAACCTTCTGGGGATCGAAGCATGAGGAATGGGATAATTATACTCCAGGAGTGCTTGACAATGACCCCATTGCTTTTACCATTGGGTCAAACAATGTGAACGTTATTCATTGGCTCGCCTCTGCCAGATCCCTCGTTATTGGAACGCCTGGGGGAGAATTCAGGGCTGCCGGAGGAAATGATAGTCCTATTACACCGACTAATATTGATGTAAAAAATGAAAGTACCAACCAGGTAGCAGACCGTATGCCACTAAGGATTGGGAACGCTATTATTTATATCCAGAGGGCCGGTCAACAAATGCTTGAGATGAAATACAGTTTTGATTCGGATTCTTATGAGGCCGACGACCTTACTCTTTATTCAGATCATTTAACTAAACTTGGAATTGAAGAACTTGCATATCAGAGGGGATACAATCCCCTGGTTTGGGTGAGACGATCAGATGGGGTTTTGTTGGCCCTTACTTATAATCAAAAACAATTAACGAAGGGATGGAGCCAGCAATCCACAGATGGAATAGTGGAAAGCATGGCCGTTATCCCCAATCCTACCGACAAGTCAGACGATGTTTATATATCCGTCAAAAGAGGATCAACACGATTCATTGAATATCTCGATCCATATCTAAATGTGGATTGTGGTTTAAGTCTTTCTTCACCCGTACCCGTATCTGACATTTCTGGTCTGGAATATTTAATTGGGGTGACCGTTGATATTGTGGGGGACGGGGCTGTTTATCCATCTCAGGTTGTGGGTGCAAACGGTCAGGTTTCCCTAAGCCTTCCGGCTTCAGCTATTGAGATTGGAAGGCATTATGATTCTTATTTAAAAACCCTCCGGCCAGAGGTTAAGGGTGAAACAACCATGGGGAATCACAAAAAATGGTCAAGGGTTTTCGTAAGGTTATTTGAAACCATTGGATTAAAAATCAATGGCGAAGAAATGCCATTTAGATCCTCCACGGATTTGATGGATCAGGGAATTGCCCCCTATACCGGAGATAAACACATTATTAATACCGGATGGGAAGCGGGGGGAAGAATTGAGATAGAGCAAATCAGGCCACTTCCGGCAACGGTTTTATGTATCTTTGGAGATCTTGAAATCGGTGATGATTAAAATTATTCCCTTTAAAGTAGAACATTTTTACGCCATTAAGGAACGCACTGAAGTAGATAATTTTGAATTAGAATTTTTTATTAGAGCGAATGTCCATTTCTTGAATAGGTTTCCATCGATAACGGCAGTGGTCGGCGAAACCTATATTGCCTGTGCTGGATTTATTCCTTTATGGCCCAATACCGCTGAATTATGGGCCAGGGTTTCTCCCGAAGCCAAACCGTATAAGATTGAGTTCAACCAAATTGCCCTAAATTTTATTTCCGATACAGCCAGGGCATTTCGTTTCACTCGTTTACAGGCTACGGTGGATGAACAATTTATGGTCGCAAGAAGGTGGGTGGAATTTTTGGGATTTCATCGAGAGGGATTACTCCAAAAATATTTTAATGATCGAGATTATTTAATGTTTAGTCGAACCGAGGGCTAATATGTCATCTGTAATCGGATCGTTTTCAGGAGCCATGACCTCTTACCAGCAAGGTAAGGAAGCAAAGAAAACGGCTTATCGTCAGGCCACATACTATGAAAGGGCCGGAAGGTTAGCAACCCAAAAGGCTGAGGAAGAAAAAACACAACGAAGTAAAGAACTCGCCCAGTTCTATGGAACCCAGAAGGCTCGATATTCTGCCTCTGGAGTTACCCAAACGGAAGGGAGCCCCCAGGAAGTAATAAAGAAATCCATGGAAGAGGGAAATGCTGAGTTGGAACGTATTCGATATTGGGGGGAACAGGCAGCCCAGAGTTATTATATCATGGCTTACGAAACAAGAAAGGCTGGACGAATGGCTAAAAAAGCTGGAGACATGGGGGCTATCGGGGGGGCATTACA